GGAAATTTAATACAGGTAATGGGAAACCGCTACTAATAACTTAATATTGGTGGCGGTCTTTTTATATCTAGGAGGTGTTTATGCCAGCAACAAAATCTTTATATAAATATCAATTCTTCGATAAAAATATAAAGATTAAAAATAAGTCTGATAAAAATAAATGGCTAAATGAATATATATTGTGTGGCTCTGTAACAGACACCTGCAAAAAAAGAAATATATCTCGCACTACCTTCTATGATTGGCTCAAAAATGATGAAGTATTTAGAAAAGCATATAAAGAAGAAGCTAAACCAATGATTACATCACTACTCGAAGATGAAGCATATAGAAGGGCAGTAAAGGGCATTAACAAAGGCATCTATTATAAAGGCGAAGAAGTAGCGATTGAAAAAGAATACTCGGATAGTTTATTACAGATGTTACTTAGAGCTAATTGCCCAGAAAAATATAAGCAAGTTGTAGATAGCACTGTTAAGACAGATATAACAGTGAAATCTGAAAACTTAACAGACGCTTTGGCGGAAAGGATAAGAAAAGCAGATGAATGATTTTGAGATAAAAACAAAAGATGATTTGAATTCTGCTTTGGATTTTTTGGCACATTTTACAAATGATCCAGTAGGATTTGTAAAAGCAGCGTTTGATTGGGAACATGACCCAACGCTAAAAGGAAAATCACCGCAAGAATGGCAACTTGATATATTGCAGGATATAAAAGATAACTTACTCACTACACAGACAGCTATAAGAATAGCGGTAGCTAGTGGTCATGGTATCGGTAAATCTGCTTTGGTGGCATGGATTTTATTATGGTCTATAACTACTTATCCAGATAGTAGGGCAGTAGTTACAGCAAATACAGATAGCCAGCTAAAATCTAAAACATGGCCAGAAGTTCAAAAGTGGTTTCATAAATTTATTTTAAAAGATTTGTTTATCTGTACGGCTACTACACTTACTACAAAAGAATTTGCTCATCAAAAAACGTGGCAAGCAAACGCTATACCATGGAGCAAAGAAAATTCAGAAGCTTTCGCAGGTCTACACAATCAAGGGAAAAGAATTTTGCTTATTTTCGATGAAGGTTCAGCGATTGAAAACTTAATCTGGGAAGTAGCAGAAGGTGCTTTAACAGATAAAGATACACAGATTATCTGGTGTGTTTTTGGAAATGGTACAAGAAATACAGGAAGGTTTTTTGAGTGTTTCCATAAGTATAGAAATCTTTGGAAATGTAGGCAAATAGATAGCCGAACTGTAGATATATCTAATAAAGAACAGCTTCAGCAATGGGTTGACACTTATGGTGAAGATAGCGACTTTGTCAGAGTGCGTGTACGAGGCTTATTCCCTAATGCTAGTGAATATCAGTTTATAGCTAAAAAAATTGTTGATGAAGCAAGTGAAAGAAAAATACTTAAACATCAAGTATCATTTGCACCTGTGATAATAGGGGTTGATCCTGCATGGACTGGCGGAGATACAACAGATATTTATTTAAGACAAGGGCTATATAGCAAACTGCTAGGCGAATATCAAAAAAATGATGATGATATGCGAATGGCTAATATTATAGCTAACTTTGAAGATGAGTATAAAGCTGATGCCGTAAATATAGATTTTGGCTATGGTACTGGTATCTATAGTTCAGGTCTTAGCATGGGCAGAAGGTGGAACTTAATAAATTTTGCTTCTAAAGCTAACAAGAAAGGATTTGCTAATAAACGTGCAGAGATATGGGGAGAAACAAAACAGTGGTTAATAGATGGCGGTGCTATCGAAGATGACCAACAGCTAAAAGATGATTTAACGTCCCCAGAATACACGATAAACAATAAAGGCGAAATCCTACTTGAAAGTAAAGAGTCCATGAAAAAAAGAGGATTGGCTTCACCAAACAGGGCAGACGCATTAGCACTTACATTTGCAATTAATGTTGTCAAGAAAAGCCAAAGAGTAACAAAATGCAATACAGATTATGATCCATTTGCAGACTTTTAATCTTTAGAAATTTAGAAAGAAGGTGAATGCTATGTGTACAGGCGGAGGCGGTTCAACAACTACCGTACAAAAATCAGATCCATTGCCAACACAGGTAACGGACGTTACAACATCTACTACATCAGCCCAGCAACAGGCAAATACTAAACAACGTAAAAAACGTGGTATTTCTTCGAACTATTTGAGTGCAGATAGAAATACTACGCTAGGAGAATTAGTAAGTAATGCAACAGGCAGACAAACATTAGGGTGATAAAATGATAAGTTTACAATCCATGATGAATACGCTTGTTAATGTAAATGATGTAGCAGTAAGGCTGAATTTAGAGAAAAGAAGATATAAACAAAAAGTAAAACAGCTAGAAACTGCACGATATGATTATGAAAAAAGATGGAAAAATATAAGAGATTACCAACTGCCACATATAGGGTACTTTGATGATACGGAAGATAGTACAAACTATGCTCGCCGTCGTGATACCAAAATTTATAATGGAGTGGCATGGGAGTCAAATATAATTTTCGCATCAGGTTTGATGAGTGGATTAACACCACCATCACGTCAATGGTTTCGATTAGCTTTCACAAATAGAGAGCTAAGCGACAATTCAGATTTTGGGGCAATACTTGACCAAAGGCTTGAAATATTAAATGACGTACTAAATAAATCTAATTTTTACAATGCAATACATTCTGATTATCTTGAAATCGCTTTTGGTCAAGCGGTATTGTCTATTTTCCTAGACTCTAAAACAGGTGTACATTTTGTGCCATATACCATAGGTACGTATTATATCGAGCAGGGCCCAGATAGAAATGTAAATACTATACTGGTGAAAACAAAAATGACAGCACTGCAACTGCAAGATAAATTCGGTATTGAGGTATTGCCACAGATAATACAAAACAATATAAAAAATAATCAATCGGTAGATGCTAAATATACTGTTAACTGGCTTGTAGAACCTAATCGCATGGCAGATGCCAATAAAATAGATAAATTTCACATGCCGTTTATTTCTGTATATTGGCTTGATGAAGCCGAAGAAAATGAGTGGCTAAGTATTGGCGGATTTCATGAGTTCCCTGCTCCTGTAGCTAGATATCTAGTAAATGGCAATGAAACATATGCTAAAGCACCTGGCTGGTTTGCAGAGGCAGATAATAGGTCATTGCAGGTACTAGAAAAAGACGATTTAGTGGCGGTGGAATTAGGAGTAAAACCACCAATGCAAGGCAGTGCAAATACAGCAATGAAAGGTGTCAATCTCGCTCCAGGTAGTTTCAATGTAACGGAAACAGAAGACGGGATAAAGCCATTATTTCAAGTCGGTGTCAATTTACAGCATCTACATGAAAAAATACAGCAGTTAGAGGAAAGAATAAAACGAGCCTATAGTGCAGATTTGTTCCGTATGTTTACACAAGCCCAAAATGATAAAAATATGACAGCTCGTGAAACAATAGCAAGAACACAAGAAAATTTGCAACAATTAGGCCCTGTAGTCGAAAGATTACAATTTGAGTTTTTAAGTCCAATAATCGAACGTGTCTATAATATCCTAGACCGTGCAGGTATTTTCCCACCAATTGAAGACCCTGACATGCAAGAAATCTTAAATGGTGAAGAAATAAAAATTGAATATATCTCACCACTCGCACAAGCCCAGAAAATGAGTGGACTTGTCAATATCGAGCAGGCTTATGCATTTGTAATGCAACTAGCACAAGGCGATCCAAATATACTACACAAATTTAATTTTGTGGAAGCGTTAAATCGCTATTTTGAAATGCTAGGGGCACCATCTACAATTCGTCGCACTGATGATGAATACAATCAGATAATGCAAGGATTGCAACAGCAGGCACAAAAACAAGAAGCGGAACAAAATGCAATGAATATGATACAAGCAGCAGTTCCAGCGGCACAAGCTGCTAAGAATGCAACCGAAGCGGCAAACGACGGAAATCCAGCACTTCAACAATTTTTGGGGATTGGTAGAACATGATGGATACAGCAAAACAAAAGGTAATAGCTCAAAAGTTATTAGAAAATGATATAAGTGCCATAAGTTACATGTTAGAACAACCACAAGGAAGATATTTTTTATCATGGTTGTTTGCATACTGCAAAATAAATACAACTACCTACAGTATTTTAAAAGCGAAAATGCTTAAAAATGAAGGTAAAAGACAAATAGCACTTGCCACTTATAACTCAATTTATGAGTTGGCCAAAAAAAATAAACAAGTGGCCAAGAATTTTGAATTGATGGAAACAGAAAACCAACGACCAAAAAATATTATTAAGTATCTTAGAAACAAGCTAGGCGAAAAAAGAAGATTAAAAGAGGCTATGGACTATATACTTAACGATAAAAATGGACGTTGGTTTCTGGCAAGATTATATAATTATTGCCACATAACAGCCTTACCTTATGCAGATATAACAAAAACAGATTACCTGTATAAATGGGAAGGTGAAAGACAAGTAGCATTTTGTCTAAACAAATTAATAACAAAATTTAACCAACTACAAAAAAAGCAGTTGGCCATAAATGAATATGAACAATATAAAACATATCTATCAAGTTTAATAGATGTAGAAAATAAGGAATGGTAAGATGGAAGCTTTTAGGCTTCTTATTACAGTCTGCTAAAAATGGATTTAAAGGAGATAAATAATTATGGAATTAAAAGATACAGTTAAATTAATGTTGAGTGCTGATTTTAAAGAAAGATTTCAAGCTGAATACGCACAGGATAAAAATAGAACAGAAGGTTTAGAAAAAATGTTAAAAGCATATAAAGCTGGGACATTACCATTTAAGCCTAAATGCAGTTATGAGCTTTTATATGAGCAATTAGTTTACATGAAAGCTAAATTAAAAGTGTTGGAAGAACGTGCAAGAATTGAACAGATAGATTTATCGGAGCTTTAATTATGAAAGTAAAATATTACAGAAAAAAACCAGTAATGATAGAAGCTATACAGCTAAAAAAGAATGATGAAAGTATAAAAGCTTGTTTAAAATTTTTAGGTTCAACTTATAAAAAAGATTTAGATATAAGTGATGAATTAGAGTCAATATATATGGGAAATGGTATAAATATAAATACTCTTGAAGGTGTTCATCACGCTTCATTTGGCGATTACATTATCAAGGGTATAAAAGGGGAATTTTATCCATGTAAACCAGATATTTTTGAAAAGACTTACGAAGTAGTTTAGGAGTTGATAAAATGGATAATTTTGATTTACAGCTATTTGCTGAAGATGTTGGCGGAGTAGAACCTGCTACTAGTGATAATGGCAGTGGTCAAGGTGGCACTGAACCTAATACTACAATTCTTGGCGGTATTGGCACACAGACAAATCAAGACCCAGTACAGCCACCAACATCAAAAACAGATGATAAAGATGATAATACGCAAGGGGCTACTGTACCTGAACAATACGACTTCACAAGTATTATTCCTGAAGGTGCAATGCTTGATGAAACAGTTAGCAATAATTTTGCCGAGATTGCTAGAAGTTGCAATCTAACGCAAGAGCAGGCTAATAAAATCGGTAGTTTTGGTATTGAGTATGCCCAGCAAGTAGCTCAACAAATTCAAGCACAACATGAACAAACTATACAAGGTTGGGCAGAACAAGCCAAGCAAGAACTTGGCGGACAATATCAAGAGTATTTATCTAGTGCAGGTAAAGCAATCGAAGCACTGACAAGAGTAAACCCACAGACTAATCAAGCACCAATTCCAAACCTTATGAATTTCTTAAATGAAACAGGTGTAGGAAATCGTATCGAAGCTATACAGATATTAGCCTATATGGGAAATCTAGTCGGTGAAGATACTCCAAGAGTAGAAGGTACTGGCGGAGTAGGAGGAAAAACAAATTTATATCCAAATACAAATTGGAATAATTATAAATAGGAGTGATAAAAAATGGCAGTATTAGGAACAGAAGCATTAACGCTTTCAGATTATAGAAAACGAATAAATCAAGATGGAAATGTTGCAGATATCATTGAAGCTTTAGAGGGTGTAAATCCTATCATAGATGATGCCGTTTGGATAGAAGGAAACTTAAAAACAGGTAATAGAACAACTATTCGTGCAACCTTACCAACACCAAGTGAGAGATTGATTAATCATGGTATAAAAAATTCTAAATCTACAACTAGACAAGTAGATGATACTTGTATCATTTTAGAAGACCGTTCTGAAATTGATGTGCAACTTATTGAATTAGCTAAAGATAAACAAGCTTTTAGACATAGTGAAGATAGAGCATATGTACAAGGCTTCGCAAACGCAGTAGCTAAGAATATATTTTATGGAGATACTGAAAGTAATCCATTTCAGTTTAATGGTTTTTCTGCTCGATACAATATTTGTGGCGGTGATAAAAATACAGCAGGATATCAAACTATTTCTGCTGGTTCACCTGGCTCTAACACAAATACAAGTATCTATATTGTAGGTTGGGGGCAACGCAATACAGTAGGTATTTATCCTCAAGGTTCTAATGCAGGATTGAGTCAGAGAGATTTAGGCGAACAAGACGCAACAGATAATGAAGGCGGTAAATATAGAGTACTTTCAACTTTATTTACATGGAAATGTGGTTTATCTGTTCAAGACATTCGCTCTAATGCACTTTTACGAAATATTGATGTATCAAAACTTGGTTCTTTAACAAGTGCACAATCTCTTGAGTTTATGAAAAAACTTACACAAGCTAAAAATACTATTCGTCAATTAGATAATAAGAAAATTAAATATTGTATGTATGTATCTGATACAGTGTATAACTTTATGGAAAATTATCAACTTGATAAGAATAATATTCACATTACAGTAAGAGAATTTATGGACCAACCACCGATTATGTATTTTAGAGGAATACCAGTTAAAAAATGTGATGCTATCTCGGAAAAAGAAGCAGGAGTAGCTACGGCATAAAGGAGTGATAAAAATGATTTTTGATGGTGAGAATTTATTTTTTAAAGAAAAAGCATTATCTAATTCTGCTTTAGAATCAGATGTTATTAGTTATGGTACAGGCGAAGCAGGAGAGCCACCATGGGTGGTATTTATGACATCAAATGCGAGTGGTGGCAGTAGCTTGTCTACTGTTATTGAAACAAGCGATAAACCAGATATGTCTAGCCCTACAGAGCTTGGAACATTCACAGGAACATCTTTTAAAGTGAAATTACCAAAAGGAAATAAAGGATATTTAAGACTTAAATCTACTTGTGATTATACAAGTGGTACAGTAACAGCAGGCTTAGTATTAGATGTAGATACAGCATGGTAAAGGAAAATGAACAATACAGATATATGTAATCTGGCACTTAGTTATTTAGGCAATCAAGGCATATTAAGTATCAATGATAATACGCAGACAGCTAGACTTTGCAAGACACATTATGAACATTGCAGACGAATTGTTTTACGCAGTTATACATGGGGATTTGCAAAAAAAGTTGAGCAGTTGGCACAGGTTGATGAAAAGGTAGCAGGCTGGGGATATGTATACGCATATCCTCAAAAATGCTTAGGAATAAGATTTATATTTCCTGAAGAACTAGCAAGAGTGAAGTCTGCAAAAAGAAGTGAATTTGAAACTGTATGCCTTAGTGATGATACACAGGGCATAGCTACAGATGTACAAAATGCATGGTGTGAATATACATATGATTTGACCAATGCAGAAAGATTTAGCGAAGAATTCATTGAAGCACTAGCAAGGCTCTTGGCAAGTCATATGGCTATAGAGCTTACAGGAAATACAAATATACAGGCTAATAATTATCAGCTGTATCAAGCTGCTTTGAATTCGGCAAAACTTGCAGTAGCACAGGAAGTACAGCAAAAACCTAGATGGCCACTAAAATATGCTAATGCTAGATTTTCAGATTAATGAGGTGAAATAATGGCAGGACCTAATAATTTTTATGTAATACAGCCAAATTGTGCTGGCGGTGAAATTAGTCAAGACGTTGCAAGTAGAATAGATTTAGATAAATATTCTATGGCATTACTACAAGCAGAAAATGCAGTAGTACGTCCTTATGGTTCTGTACAAAAGCGAACTGGAACGATTTTTTGTGGAGAAACTAAGTATGCCGACAAAAAATCTATTCTAGTTCGCTTTGATTTTACTGTAGAGCTTTCCTATATGTTAGAAATTGGCTACAAATATATTCGCATATGGAAAGGCAATACATACTTGAATAAGGAACTTGCAACGCCATTTGAAGAAGCAGATTTGCCAAATTTAAGATTTGTACAATCTGTAGATGTAGTTTATATCACCAGTGGAAAATATCCAGTTAAAAAGCTTATGCGATATGCAGAAGATGATTGGCGAATTGAAGATATGGAATTTTACCCACCTGCTTTTGGTGATTTAAATAAAGATGAAGATAATTACCTTACACCGTCAGGCACAACAGGAACGATAACCATAACAGCTACTAAAGATACTTTTACACAAGATATGGTAGGCGACTGGATAAAAATAGAACAACGCATCACAGGTAAGACAGTAACGCAAAAAACAACAGGTACATCAGGAAATATTGCCGTTGGTGATACCTGGAAAGTAATTACTCATGGGACATGGACTGGTAGCGTTACTATAGAAAAATCTATAGATAATGGTACTACATGGCTACAAGAAAGACAGTATACAAGCAGTGATGATTACAATCCAACAGAAAGTGGAAGCGTAGAAGAATACTGCTTAATGAGATTGGTCTTAAATATAACGAGTGGAAGCTGTACAGCAGATTTATCTAGCTATCCATATACACATACTGGATATGCAAAAATAACGGAATATACAAATGCTAAGCAGGTAAAAGCACAGGTACAAGATAGTATAAGTGTTTTAGGCTCTACTGAAAAAACAATTGATTGGTATTTATCTGCATGGAGCAAACAAAATGGATATCCAATGTGTTGTATGTTTTTTCAAGATAGATTAGTATTTGCAGGCTCTACAGCTAAGCCTTCACGTATTTGGCTTAGTAAGACAGGAGATTATGGAAACTTTTCTGTAAATAAAGAAGCAGGAACTGTAACAGATGATAGTGCCATAACAGCAGATTTGATTAACCTTAAAGCATATACCATAAAGCATGTAGACGCAGGTAATGATTTGATGGTAATGACGGAAGGCAATGAGTGGAGTATATCTGGTGGTGAAACAGTAACACCGACTAACATCACCCCACGCAATCAGCAAAACTATGGCTGTAATGATACTATTCCTGTGCGTGTGAGCAATAGAATTGTTTATGTACAAAGACGAGGTAGCATAATTCGAGATATGGGATATAGCTACGATACAGATAGCTATATTGGCATGGATTTAACGCTACTTGCAAAACATCTTATCCGTAACCACGAGATAAGCTACAGCACTTTTACACAAGAGCCTGATAGCGTGCTGTACTTCGTGCGAGATGATGGAGTTTTAATTTGCTTAACTTATGTACCTGACCAAAAAGTATACGCATGGTGGCATATAGTAACAGATGGAAAAATAGAAGCGATAACATCTACAGCACAGGCAAATAATGATGTTATCTATGCAGTAATCAATCGCACTATAAATGGGCAGACAAAAAGATATATAGAGCAATTTGTCGTGGAAAATAACAGCACATATCAACAGGACCACATCATGACAGATTGCACAAAGATATATTCTTTTGAAGCAGCAACAACTGAACTTACTGGACTTGAATATCTTGAAGGAAAAGAAGTCTATGTAATGTCTGATGGTTATTTGCTAGATAAAATGACTGTAGCTGAAGGTAAATTAAATTTACTAAAAGAAACTAAAAATGCTTATGTAGGACTACCTTATACTATGATAATTGAACAGCCTAATTTTGATATGACAACGCAAGATACAGGCACAATGCAGGCAAGAAAAAAAGCAGTGCAAAAATGTATCTTACGTTTACAAAATTCTTATGGTGGCTATGTAGGAGCAAATAAAGATTGTTTAGATAATATACGATATGACAATGAGTACATGCAAATAGATGATGAAAGCAAAATACTTTATAGCGGAGATTTAGAAATCCCAATTCGTGGCGGATTTAATAATGAAGGAAGAATATATATAAAACACGATACACCATATTCTTTTAGTGTATCGGCAATAATAAGGAGTGTTACCCTTGGCAGTAGTCAATAATTTTAATTTTTTAAGATGTAAAAAACATGAAGAAAGTTTTTTAAATGAGTTTTTAAAAGATATAAGAAAAGCAGATATTGAAGAAATATCTGCTTTTACAAATGATATTCGTAAGGAATTGGAAGAAAGTATACAAAATAGTAATGTCGCTATAAAAGTATTGAGTAAAGATAATAAACCATTATGTATCTATGGTGTAACAAAAATCAAAGGTATTGAAGGTCATATGATATGGTGCGTAGGTACAAATGAAATGATGAAATACAAGAAAAGTTTTGTGAAGATGAGTAAACATATATCAGGCAATTGGAAAAAACAATATGGAACAATGTACAACTGTGTATCTGTAGATAATAAAAAAGCTATTGCATGGCTAAAATATCTAGGTGCTAATTTTTCTGAACCATTCCCAATAAGTGGCACTGGTAAAAATTTCATGAATTTTGTCTTATAAAAATGAAAAGACCGACAAGTAAAACTTATCGGTCAGAGCAGTGGAAGTAAACACTATTTATTTTTCATCTCGATTATATGTGAACAAAATAAAAAAATCAATAGCAAAAATAAAAAATAAGGAAGTGATTTTATGTGTAGTGTAATGGCAGGACTTACAGCTCTTGGTGGATATTTTAGCTATAGACAAAATAGGCAAATGGCAGACGCACAAGCACAAGCTTATAATGCACAAGCACAAGCAGCTGAACAAAATGCAAGAGTAGAAGCTAGAAAACAAGAGCAGATTGCAGATAATTATGCTCAAGAAGCTAGACGATTAAGAGCAAGACAGCGTCTAGCTGAAGGAGCACAAAGAGCCCAAACAGGTGCATCAGGTTTAGATTTTAGCGGAAGCTCTATGGATATATTATCTAGCGGACTAGAAGCATACAATCAAGACCAAGTTAATTTATTGAATAATCAAAGAAATGATAATTATGCAAGCCGTGTAGCACAGACGAACTATCTAAATCAGGCAAACGCTATGCGAACAGCAGCTTCAAATGTAAAAAGCCAAGCAAAAAGTTCATGGCTTCCGACACTTTTGGGGACTGCTGCTAGTATCTATGGCATAGAACAACCATGGAAAAAAGCAAGTAGTGGCAGTAATGCTGTAGGAGCTATTACCAGTGCAGGAACGAACATGGCGATAAATTATTATACTGGTAAATCAAATACAGCTGGTGCAGGAACAAACATGGCTATAGATTATTATTCTGGTGCAAATCAAACAGGCATGACACCACAAACAAGTGCAACAGTAAATTATTATAGCGGTAATAATGGCTGGGCATACAATAATACAGCCTTTAACAATAAGAAAAATAAATTATTCAATCAAAATCTTAATGTAATGGGGTGGTAAAAAATGAAGATAACGACATATCGTCAAGTCGTAAATCCTAGTGTGATTAGTGGGCCATCAAGACAAGTAACTACAGATATAAATGCTTATGGCGGTAAGGGTAATAATTATGGTGATATGGCTTCTGCACTAGGACAGGTAAACAAAGTCTTAGCACAACAGCGTGATGATGAAGATGCTACAGCAGTATTAGATGCTAAAAATAAAATCATATCTAGCCTGACAGACCAACTATATAATTCAGAAAATGGCTTGCTTACTACAGGAGTAGGGCAAAATGCACAAGGATTAACGGATAGAGTAAATCAAGCGATACAGAAAACTACAGATGAAGTAATCAAAATGCAAAATCCTAGAGTGGCTTATCGCTTGAAAAATAGCATAACGGATAATATAAATAACTTTCAAAGAATTGCTATGGGGCAGGAACGAGAACAAAAAGAAGCCACAGATAATGCAAATTGGGACGCACTACTCTCTAATAAAGCGATATTAGCAGGCAACACCTATAGCGTACAAAATATGGTAACAAATATCATACGTGATACAGAAAGAGATTTAATCACTAGAGGAAAAACTAAAGGCTGGACAGGAGCTATCTTTGAAGCTAATAGACAAAAGATGATAACGCAAATAGTAGCAAGTGCAGTGCAATCAGCCCTAAATGATAATGCTGATGATAGAGCTTTGGAGATTGCCAATAATTATAGAAAAGATATGGACCAAGGAACATATGGCAAGCTTGTAAATAGCATTAAAAAGAAAAAAGAAGTAAATGATATGTACATTGAAGCAGATAATCTGATTGTACGAGATAAAGACGGAAATATAGATTTAGAAGCTAGTAGAAAGAATGTAGAAAATAAATATGGTAGAAATGCAGTACGTTATGAAAATGACGCACCATATGACCATTTATATGATTTAGCTTTGAGAGTAACAAAGATAACTGGCGGTAATCCAGATTTTATCTATGGACAAATGAGCCTAGAGTCCGACCATGGTAAATCTCGCTATGCTATAGAAGACCATAACTATGCAGGATTAACAAATGGGCCTTTTGCGTCTGATGATGATTTTGTACAAGCCTATGCTGATACCTTAATGCAAGATAGATATAAAGGTTGGCAAAATGCATCTACTGCTACAGAATACGCAAATATTATGTATAATGGCGGATACTTCACAAGTAATCCAAATGAATATGCCGTAAACATTGATGATATCGCCAATAGCCGTAAAAAATCTAGCGGTATAACAAGTGATATGGTAGACGCAGGTGCTAATGCATGGCTAAATCAAACTATGGATAATGGGAAAAATGGCTGTGCTGAATATGTAACAAAAGCAGGCTCTATGTATAGCCCATTCTTAAAACAAGAGTTTGATAAAGGTGTAGTCTATGTACCTACGCTAGTTGAAAATGCTAGAAGTGCTGGAATTCAAGTAACAGACTTTGACGCAAATAATCTTAAAAAAGGCGATTTGATTGTCTACTCTAGCCCATCACAAGGCAGTGATTCTCATGTCGTAATCTATGACGGCAATGGCGGATATTATGGAAATAGTAGCTCAAATAATATCACCATGCATGGCGATAACTACAACATAGAAGGACTGACACCGCAGAGAATTATTAAAACAGGTGTAACAGGTAGACAAGTATCAGGCTACGATATGCAAAAGCAATTAGACATAATGAGCATAATTGAAGGCAAATATAAAGAAGAAACTGCTATAAAAAATCAACAGCGTAATAGTTATCTAACAGGCATAGAAGAAAGCATACGTAGTGGAGCTACTGGAGATTATATTTCTACTAAGCAGATGTTAGATACACAAGCTAATAGTGGAAGCATAACATGGAAAGAACATGACGATTTACTGAAGATTGCTGGCAGTAAATACAATATCAATGTAGCTACAGGACAGGAAAAAGGAACTAGAGGAACTGGAAGCGGTAGAGCGTATAATCCAACAAAAGACCAGCATACTTTAGCTGTAAATCAATTGCGTTTACAAATGGGAGAAGATTTAACAGCAGAGCAGATTATAGCTGGAAATGAAGCAAGTGCAAGACTCATTGAAAATGGATATGATACTGGCGGTGCTGACTTAGACAATCAAGATATTATGAGTGGCATTACTACACTTCTTGATAATGGTTCAACACCAGATGAAATAAAAGAAGCTTTAATTTCTTCTGGTGCGTCAGAGGAAACAGCAAATTATTACATTTCTCTAATAGATAATTCGTATTATGAATAGGAGTAAAATATGGCTTTAGATGTAAATAAATTTAATGATTTAGTAAATCAAAAGGTAGCAGAAAAGCAACAGCCACCTGAAGAAGAAAAATCCATATTTGAACAGATTGGCGAAGTAGTAACAAATCAATCTGATATAAATAGACAAGTAGCCCAAGAGTCTACAGAATTTGCACAGGACGCACTGCAAACAGCAGGGCAAGGGATAGATTTAGTAGTAAATACAGCTAGTGATATCAACAATGCTTATCATAATTTTTTAGATGAGCAAAGAAATATTACTGGAGCATATACTACAGCAAATATTAATCAAGCAAATGAAACAGGCGATTATAGTTTTCAAAATCAAGCTGTAGAAAATTTACAACAGGCAGGGCAAGAACTTATTTATTCACCATTAAAACAAGTAAGCCGTGCCATTGTAAATCGCTATAGCAATGACAATGAAAGCATATTGCAAGATGTAGCACAGGGAATACAAGAGAGCAATGCCTATATAAATTACATGATGACTGATGAGGAAAAACTTCAAAAAGCCATTGAGATTGAAAATGAAACAGGCATAAAAGCCAAAGAGTTTTTAAGTGATACTACTGCATATCGTGAAGCCATTGAGATTTATAACTATGCTAAGAAAAAAAAAGAACTTGGCGGAGATATGAATGATGTATTTGATGAATTTCCAGAATTAAAAAATATAGCTAGTATGGACGCACAATCAGCTGCACTAGCTCTACATGATATTAATAGCGTGAGAGAAACGCAGGGAGTCATAGACTCTTTTAATAAAATGTGGGAGTACGGAAATAAACATCTTGAATATAACAATTTAAATTATAAATTAATGACAGGGCAGGCAACGGAAGAAGATAAGGCTCGTATTGATGAATTAAAAAAACAATTAGAACAAGCACCAAATCTACCTGCATTTTTAGATAATCCATTTGCTGTAATAGCAGGCGGAGTGGCTGGCTCTATGCCAATGATGATACAGTCTATGGGCGAAATGATAGATGATTTTGCTATAGGTGCTAGTGCAGGTATGGTAGCAGGTGCTTTAGCAGGTTCAGCCTTGCCAGGAGCAGGGACTGTAGGCGGTGGCTTAGTAGGTGCAGTCGGTGGTGGTATTGCAAATACAATAAGAGCAAATGCCATAAGACAAGGAGCTATGCAAGGGGCAAGATTTACAGGTGGATATCTAGCAAGATATGGAATGTTTGCAGGTATGGCAAAGCCTGCAACTGGCGGATATTATGCAGAATTCAAAGACTTGAAAGGCGAAGATGGAAAGCCATTACTTTCTGATGAAGCAGCTCAAGATTATGCCGTAGTAGCAGGTGCATTGAATGCTGGTATTGAAATGCTAGATTTTGGCTTAATTAAGGACGCATTTACAGGCAACGTAGCTAAGCAGACTGTAAAAGAAATTATCGCTACAGCACAAAAACAAGCATTAGCTAAAGAAGGTATAAAATCTTTCTTCACTAATAGAGCAAGTGCAATAGCTAAGGTATCTATGGCGGAAAGTGGCGAAGAAGGCTTGCAATCAATATCTGATGATTTGGTACACAATCAAATAATGCAAGATACTGGCGATACTACAAATAGAGTATATACAGCTACAGAGATTGCACAGCGTGCATTGATGAGTGCAGGCGAAGCACTACCAGGAGCTATTGGCTTTGGTGTGATATCTGCTGGAGTAGGTGGCTTCAATGAGTCTTTGGGATTTTCTCGCAATCTAAAAAGATTGATGAGCAATAATGCTAAATTGGAGCAAAGCACTAGACAAACTTTCGCAGGTACATTGATGTTAGAAAGATTACAATCTGCTGTTAGAAATAGCAAATTAAAAAAGACAGCACCAAAGGTACAAGAAAGATTGTTGCGTAGCCAACTGGATAATACAGGTTTTGAAATGGCTTATGTAGATATACCTACAGCACTTGAAAGCCAAACAGGAAAGCAAGACCTTGAAACATTGGCAAAGACAGCAGGATATACGCAGGAAGATTTAAAGACAGCTATTGAAATAGGTGGAACGCTTGCAATTCCTACAGCGAAATTTGCTCAAGCGGAAACTACAAGCGATATCATGCGTGCTGTAACTTTCAATCAAGAAGCTGATCCAATCGGCAAGCTAAGAAAAAATGCTGAAACTATAACAAATGAAATGCAAGATAGTATACAAAAAACAGCAGATAAGCAACGTATGCTGATAGATGCCATAATGCAAGAACAATTTGCAAATGGTACAAAAGAACAGCAGACTATGGCACAGGCTGTAATTTACAATAATGTATCTAATCCAGCTAAAGGTTGGAAACAAGTCCATGATGACCAAATAAATGAAAGAAATAATATTTTGGTGCCTGCAATAGATGCCATAAAAAAGAGCATAGAACAAAATGATACATGGTATAAAGAATTCTATGCTAAACATAACAGAGCCATGACTGATAAAGAAATTGAAGATATGGCTTATAAATTAACTGTAGGAGATGAAACAGCACCATCTATACCGACATGGCAAGCAACAACTCCTGAAGCCGTGCAAGCCTTGGCTGAAAATAAAAATATACTAGATGATATAGATAATAATTTGAAGGTATTAGATGAGATAAAACCACAGCTTAGCAATTTAAATGGTGTAGAAATGAGGTTGGCTGAAGGACTTACTAAAGACGGATATGCAGTATATAATCGCCTATCCAAACAACTTCAAAATGCTGGCGGAAAAGTAAAACGTGCAGGCCGTATGAGTGCTATTTTATTTGCTAGACATGCAGATATAGTAGCAGACATAATGCGAAGACATGGCAATGAAAACTACACAGCCATGACTTATTACAATGAAAGATTTGCTTTAAATATAAATGATGAAGTCAATAAAAATAAAGGTGATATCACTTTATTGAGTAATGGTCAGCGTGTTATCAATCTGTATAAATCTGCTGATGAATCCACTTTTGTACATGAAATGGCACATATGTTTTTAATGGATTTAGATGAGCTTGCTAAGATAGATGAATTATCTAAAAAAGAATTGGATATAGTAAATGATTGGGCAAGTTGGAAAAATGAAAAATCTATTGATGAATATAAAAATGCCCCATGGTACAAAGAATTTAAAGCACGTCATGAAAGTATAATAAATGCTCAAAATGCTGGTGATGTAGCCAAAGTGGAAGAATTAAAAGAAGCGTGGCGACAAGAACGATTTGCAAGGGCATTTGAATTATATTTACAAAAAGGAACTGCACCAAGTAAAGGCTTGAAAGATGTGTTCCGTAAGTTTAAAAAATTCTTGCGTGATATCTATATTGGATTTACTTCTATTGGCGGAGTAGCAAGCCCAAAAGTAGAAGCCATAATGCAACGTATGGTGGCTACAGAAGAAGAAATAAACCAAATGGCATTAGATGATAGATATAGAGATATCACTAAGGCAGGCGGTGAAAAGCTACTTGATGAAACAGAAGAACAAACTTATAAACGTTGGCACAAGGAAGCTACAGAAGAAGCCAAAGAGCATTTGATGAAGATAGTAATGCAAGATTTAAAAGCTGAAGCCAAAGCAAAATTTGATGAACGTGTAGAAAAAGAGCGAGCTTATAAACTAAATGAATTAGAAAATCAACCTGTATATATAGCTCAAGAAGCGTACAAAGAAGCAGGAGATATAAATATAGTTCTTAATTGGTTTGGTAGCGTAGAAGAATATAAACAGGCCCTAAAAAATACTAAGCCTATACAGACTGCACTTGATGAATATATGAAGCAGTATGAAAAAACTTTAGATACTGAACTAATGGAAAGCCATTTATCCGAAGAAAATATCTTGCAGGCTATGGAAGATAGTAAGTATACAAGTAAACTTGTGGCAATGGAAACTAGGATATTTAATGAAAAAGTGAAATTGATAAATAAAATAGGTTCTAAAACGCAAGTTGCTATGCAAGATGTAGAAGATAAATTAAATACCCTTGATGATTACACAGATTTAAAAGTAGATAAAGAAGATGTTAGAGTAAAAAATGTGATGAACGCTTTGAATAAGCTTAGATTTAGCACTAAATGGAATGCCAAAGATTTAGGAAGAATTGAAGCAATGTTTAATAGCAATACAAAAGAAACTTTAGCTGAAGCTTTTAAACAATTTGTAGAAGAAACAAAACAGAAAAAGATAAATCGTGAAGCCATAGAAAAAGCCCATGAAGGTAAATTAAAAATGTTCAAGGAAATGGCAGAGCGTGCTTTGGACGGCAAAACCATTTTTGAAGCTTGTAATGTAGCTCTTTATCGTAAAAATGAAAGTATGCATGCACGCAGAGTAAAACAAGCTGTAAAGGCTAGTAACTGGGAGCGTGCCATGAAAGAAAAAGAAGCACAGTATATTTCTGCTGCTATGGCTCAAAAGGCATTGAAAAATAAATTGTATATACAAAAGAAAATAGAGAAGGTGAATAAACAGCTAAAAGTACGTTCCATAAAATTACCAGCACAAGAACGATACTGGCATAAACATTTAGCTTATATTTTAGGTATCACAAATAAAGATGCTAATCCACCTGTAGACGGAATAACACCACTTGCAGATTTATTCAAAGGCTTACAAGATAGCTTGGATTTAGAATATACTCCAACAGATATATTGGAGATAACAAGCCGTAGTGATTTCAGCGGTTATCAATCTATGACTATAGCCCAATTCGAGGACGCAGTGGAAGCACTAGATATCTTATATACAACAGGTAGAGATAAATTCAAGTTAAAAACTATACAGGGGAAATCTATAGCTGAAGCAGTAGAAGAAATAATCAGTGATAGTGTTGAAAATAAACAAGATATAAATAATATAAAAAGAAAATTAGAAGAAAGTATTAGAAGTATAAAAAATCAAGAGAAAATTATAATTGATAATAATTTTGAATGGAAAAGTGAAAAAGACCTTGAAAAATATAAAAATACGTTGTCTTATGAAAAATTAAAAGAAATACAAGGTGAAATTCTAAAAGAAAATAATCCTGAAAAATTAAAAAAATTGAAAGAACAATGGAAACAATTAACTTTAGAACAAGCTTTCGAGTTATATATAAATAAAGATGTTATATTTGACGAAAGTTTAAAAAATATTTTTTCTAAGTTAAGAAATAATATTGGTGTTGATAGAGTAAAACAATTAAAGATAAATCCAGATAAAGGCGGTCTTGGGTATAACGATTTAGTGGATAAGATACCACTTATTGGGGACGCTATGGCTCGTGGCGGTGCAAAATATTTAAGTTCAATGATGAAACCAGAAGAAATAATAAATATTTTGGGAACAAAAGCTCATAAATATCTGTATGAAACATATGAGCGAGCATCTAATCTTGAAGCTGAAATGATGACCAAAAACGTATATAAGATAAAAGAAATCTTAAAAGATTATAGCCATAGTGAAAAATTATCATGGAAGAAACAGCAGTATAAATTAGAATTTGAAGATGGTACAGTAGAAAATCTATCAAAAGAAAATATTATCTGTATGGCTCTAAACCTAGGTAATGATATAAATAGAAGCCGTCTTGCTGTAGGATTTGGCTTGACAGAAGAATATCTTAAAGAATTTGTAGAAAAGCATATGACCAAAAAGGATTGGCAAATGGTACAAGATATATGGAATCATTTACATTCTTTCTGGAAAGATACAGTAAGGGTAGAGCAAGAATTAAATGGCGTAACACTAAAACCGCAACAGCCAACACCATTTGATGTGAAGTTACCTGATGGTGAGATATTGCATTTAGAAGGTGGTTATTATCCTATAGTAGCTAATCCACTAAAAAGCAATAGAGCCAATGAACAAGAGGTAAATGAAGCGGTAAGACGTACCATGAGCGGTGCACAAGTATTAGGCACTGGCAGGGGATTTACAAAGGCACGTTCACAGGCAAACATTGATAGAGCATTGCTTTTAGAATTTAGTGTAATACCCGACCATTTATCAAATGTAATCCACAATATAACGCATAGAATACCAGCAAGAGATGTTTATAGATTAGTAAAAAATAAACAATTTGAAGAATATGTAAATAGAACTATGGGTAAAGAAATATACCAGGTATTAGATGAATGGGCAGTGGATAATTGGCGAGTGATACCAGAAGCTAGTAATAATAAAACAGTGCAGAAAGTGTCTAAAATGCTTAGCTATTTAAGAACAAATTCCACACTTGCAATAATGGGATATAGACTTTATCCAATAATTGAAAATATGACCAACATTGCACCAATGATGGATAAATTAGGTGCTATGAAATCTTTAGTAGCAATAGCAGATTACTATACAAATATAAGTAAATATCAAGAAGTGTTGCATAAATCAATCTTTATGAAGAATAGGCTAAATCACATGGACAGGGATATAAAATACATTCCTGGATTGTTTGATGAAGATAGATTAGTAACAGGATTTTTAAAAGAACATGCATACACACTTATGACCTATAGTGATTTGATGTTTTCTGCTCCGTTATGGTGTAGAAGCTATAAAGATGCCTACGCTAAAAAACTTGATGAGGTAAAAAAAGAAAATGAAGCTAATGTAGAAAAATTGCAAAATGCACAAGCTAAGGTATCTACAATCAGAGCTAGAATAATGGACCTGCAACAAAATGCACTGAAATCAAATTTTGATGTGCAAGGTACAAATATAAATCAAGTGGGGGATTTTAAAACTTTTGTAAATACAAGAGAAGAATTAAACCAGTTACAAAAAGATTTATATATGGCGGAAGTAGAGCTAGATAATGCGAGTGAGCTTAGATTCTTAACAGATAAAGAAATCTTGGCTGAAGCTGAAAGTCGATCCATTGCTGAAGCTGATAAATCTATCCGTGAAGTATTCGGAAGTGGGCAGACAAAAGATTTAGCATCTATCCAAAAAGGTGGAGAATTGCTGAAATTATTTACACCTTTTTACACTTTCTTTAATACGCAGGCTAATGCTATCTTGCAAGCTTACTATAAAGGAAAATTCATGAAGCCGACTACAATGGCTGAAAATATTACAAGGTGGCTACCTGTGGCAAGGTCTTTTCTATATCGTATTGTGCTTACTTCTGCTCTATCCACTATGCTACGTATGGCACTGCTCGGTGATGGAAGTGATGATAAGCATAAATATGAAAAGGTGAAAAATGCAGAGGGTACAGAAGAAAAAATAGAGATACCTGCAATGCAAAGATTTTTGACACAGTTTGGCAAAAATACTTTATCCACTATGGCTGGCACTATGTGGGGTGTACGAGATATAGCAAGCTTTTTCATTAATGAAAGTTTTGAAGGTACAGATTATGGTAGAGGTATTGGCTTTTCTAATGTGGCACTTGCTGGCGGTGAAAAAATAACTGCACTATATAAATTGCTAGATAAAAAGGCAGAAAAAGATTTGGAAATAGCAGATAAGGAAGCTAAATGGCAAGCTGAATACATGAAGGCAGGGGCAAAGAAAAGAAAGACCATGCTTGAAGACAAACAGTACCAAAAGCCACCAAAACGCATAACTTATGCAGATATAGCAAAAGCTTCAGGGGAAATTGGTACAACATTTTTTGCAGCTAGAACAGGTATAACAAGTACCATGGCAAATAGTGTCTTCACCACTATGCAATATATAGCTGATGGTGATGGTCGATATGATACGAACCTTAAAAATATTATTTGGTCTGCACTCTTTAATAAAAAGCCAGTAGAAAGAGTGATACCAGAAAAACCGAAACAACCAAAGAAAAAGGGGAAATCTAAGAACGTAAGGAGATATTAAAGATGATACAAGACCAAACAACAAAGGTTATCTATGTAGGGAATGGGCAGACAACCCATTTCCCATTCAAATTCAAATATAACGATAAAGCACATATTCATGTAGCTATTTATGATATAGATACACAAGTACAAACAGAACTCACCAAAGATTTTTTTGTAGATAGTGAGAAAAACGAAGTAATTTATCCTGGATATCAAAGCGGACAAGAACCACCAGAAGCACAGATACCACCAGTACTACAAGCAAATCAAAAGCTAGTAATCTATAGACAAACACCACTAACACAAGAAATAGATTTTGGCTCTAAATATCCACTGCCTTTCGTAGAAAATGGAACAGATAAAAATACCATGATATCCCAAGAGATGAAAGAAGCCCTTGAACGTTCTGTAAAAGTAGATATGGGCAGTGAAGTAAAACCAGATGAACTACTGACTGATATAAAACAAAATGTAGCAGACGCTAACCAATCTGCACAAAATGCACAACAATCAGCAGATGAAGCACAAGAGTATGCACAAAATGCCAATGCTAACGCTCAATCTATAAATATACGAACATTCCCAAACGTAGAAACCATGAAACAAGCCAACAACCTAAAAGCAGGCAGCTTAATAAAAACACAAGGTTTCTATCAACCAGGTGATGGTGGCGGTGCTGATTATGTAATAGTAGATGATATAGGCGAAGATGAAGTTGATGAGGCTAGTATAATAACCTTACAAAAAGGATTATTTGCAAAGTTATTAGTACAAGATTATGTTAATGTAAAACAGTTTGGTGCTAAAGGTGATGATAAAACAGATGATACAGAAGCTATACAAAAATCTTTTAATTTAGTAAGTAAATATGGTGCAAAATTAATTTTCCCTAAAGCTATTTATAGTGTAAGTAAAGTAACTTATAATGCTACAGTTACAAGCGGAAATCCAGCAAACATTGAGTTTAATTTTGCTACATTAAGAGCAAACACAGAGAATGAGTATGTATTTGAAGTTAATTCAGATAACTTTGATGGTACTAATAAACAGTTTAGGGGTGGGAGGATAAATAACCTAAAGGTAGATTGTAATAATTTATCATCTTTAGGTGTATTAGTAACAAGAGCTACAAATTATACGATAGATACATTGAACATAATAAATGTAAAAGATACAGGATATAAACATATTAGCGGAAGTGCAGTAACACTACAAAATGCTTATGCAAGTGGATATTCTCCTAATATATATACAAAAGGATTTTTAGTGCATGGAGATAGTATATATAGGAATATCGGAACAGATAATATAACTGTAGGTGTAGAAGAAGTAACACAAGGTAGTAGAATAGATATTCAAAATTTACATTGTTATTATGCTACTATCCCTAGCAATCCTGAAATATTTAAAAAATCTTGTTGTATAAAAGCTTATAAAAATTCAAATATCTTAGCTAGTCAAGTAATTGCTGATGGTATAAATTCTTTATTTTATTTAGCAGATAGCAATATTGCTGTAACTGGTAGTAACCTAGATATTCATAATGCTATAAGTCCTACAACATATCCATCTTATGCAGATGAATATACAACACAATATTTATTTAAGTATGACGAAAGTGCTAATTTAGATAATACAGATAAGCAGAATGTATATAATTTGATTTATTACTGTTTTACAGGAATAACAGATACTCAAAAATTATCTAATATTGGTGATAAATTTAAAGGTACTGTTTGTGGTTTATCTCTAAAAGTAGATAATGTTAATTTACAGATGTCTATACCTTATAGCTGTAATACAGGGGTTACATCATCAAAATATAAAGTGCTTAATACAGACTTTACGAATACTAATGAATTAACGTTAACACAAAGTAACATATCAGAAAATAATCAATACATCAATGCTTCTAAAGCAGTTGGAGTAAAATTTAAAAATATGTTTAATAATTCAGTGCCTAATAGTAAATTTCTTTATTATATGCAGCTTATATCAGGTAGTGAAGCCACATATATACACATTAATACTGAATATGATGTTAGTGTCTTAGATGATATATTAAGTAATTATATATACATCTTTTCAACATTTTATTCGGAGAGTAATTCTCATATGTCTTTAAGTATTTATTTAAAAAATTCTGATGACACAAACTCTACTATGATTTCTAGTGGTAGTACCTACTTTATACAAGGAAATACAGTTAAAACATGGGTGTTTCCTATAGCACTAAATAAAGATACAATTTTTTCATGGTTACAAAGTCATAGTGATAAAGGGATAAAAGTTAGGTTTGAGTTCAACTTTGAAGTTCCTATGAGTAGTAATGTGTATATAAAAAACTTTGGATTTTATACTGCTAATAGTCCATATTATGCAGTACCAAATATTTAAGGAGTAATAAATGTTTAAGAAAATACTAATATTAACAATTCTATTAATATCTTTATCTGTACCATGTTTTGCTAATAGCCTGCATGACATACAAGACAGTATCGGTACAGATAAATTTGCTCATTTTGGTGTTGGCTATGTAATATCTAATGAATTGCAACATGCAGGCATGAGTAAATTAGAAGCAGTGGCAACAGTAGTATTTCTTGCTTATGCAAAAGAAAAATGGGTAGATGATACCTTCAGTAAATCGGATATTGGTGCTACAGTTTTGGGCGGAGTGATACCGCTATATAAAAAGGAATTTTAAGTTTACTTTACTTTTTGCGAAAATCTACGCATTTGCTTTACTTTTTAAGTCAAGTAGATGTGTAGATTTAGTTAAAAAGTAAAGTAGATGTGATGAGGTGATAAAAATGAATGAAGTCGGAATTTTATTAAAGTCAATGATACCAGTAAAACTAGAATTAGAAGTAGGAGGATTGGTAGCTATTATTGGGACGATTATACATTATTTTTTAGGGCAGTGGACACCGCTATTAGAAACACTAATTATATTTATGTTATTTGATTATATAACTGGAGTAATGTCTGCATGGATTAATCCATATAAAAAGCTTGATAGTAGGAAAGGTATGAACGGATTAAAAAGAAAAGGTGTAATTTTAATCATGGTGATGGTCGGACATTTTTTTGATAATGCTATTGGACAAAATACCATGACACGTGATATAGTAGCACTTTTTTATCTTGGCAATGAGGGATTATCTATATTAGAAAATGTAGCAAATTGTGGGGTGCCAGTGCCGAATAAGCTAAAAGAAAAATTAGCACAATTCGCAGATGATAAAACTACTAGAAATTAAAAGGACCTTAAGATATGGATAAAAATAGAAAATTAGCTAGAACATGGCTTATAAATAGCAGCAGAGCGGACTTTGAAGATATAATATATAAATCCAAAATAACTCCAAGGCAACAAAAGATAATCGAATTTAGAATATTGAAGAATTTTGAGATAACAAAAATAGCAAATCTATTAAATCTATCTGAAGAAACGATCCAACGTGATATTAAAAACAGTTACAATCTAATAAGTAATGCATTAATAAAATACAAATTAATATAAACAAAATATAAAAAGGCTAAAGTCTTGATGATTTACAGATTTATTAAGTTTTTATAACTATAATCTATAAATTTTATCGACACTTTAGCCTTTGTTTTTTTACATATAATCGTAACTGTAGAAATGAGGTGGAGCAAATGTTTGAGAATACACCATATTTTGGCGGTATGAATGGAACATATTATAATTCAAATTTTCAGCAACCACAGCGGATAAATCAAGGCTATATGCAAACAAATAATCCATATGCATATAACACTCAACTTAATAATCAGAATAATAACAATAATTCTAATCCTAATCAAATGATGATACAACCTGCATTTACATTAAAAGGCAGAGTAGTAACAAATGCAGAGGAAGTAAAAGCAATACTGATTGAGCCTGATGGAAATATTTATTATTTCCCTTGCCCAGCAGAAAACTGCATTTATACAAAAACCATAGATATGAATGCACAATCTATTATTAATGTCTACAGACTAGGAGAAAATAAATTACCAGTTTATGCAGATACTAATAGCGTAAAAGATTTAGAAAATAGAATTGCAAATTTAGAAAACTATATTAAAGGCGGTATGCAAAATGTTCAATCCAATGCAAATAATGGGGATAATGAACCAATTAAGGGGAAACAGTAATCCAATGCAAATGTTGCAGGGAATGTATGGAAACAATCCTAGATTTTCCCAAGTCATGCAAATGACACAAGGGAAAAGCCCTGAACAATTAAGACAAATTTTTATGCAGACTGCTCAACAGCAGGGAATATCAATGGGACAAGTAAATCAACTTCTTGGACAACTTGGTATCAAATAATTTTTGATTAAAATTTTAAGCTGTGCACACTTAAATTTTTAAAAATAAAAAACAATGAGGTGTATCAAAATGTCTGATATGACAAATAGTGGCGGTGGAGTAATTCCTGTTTATAACATGCCAAACAATGATGGAATGGGTGGAAGTATTTGGGTATTACTTCTAGTTATTCTCTTATGTGGTGGTGGTCTTTTTGGTGGTTTTGGCGGTGTGAATAGTGGTGTAAATACTATTAACAACGACTTCATTTATAGCAACTTAAGTAACTCCTTAAATACTGGATTTACACAGGTAGCTAATAACCAATTCCAAACACAAAGAGATATTATGCAAACAGGTGCAAACTTACAAATGCAGATTGCACAAAATGGCTTTAATGCTCAACAATGCTGTTGCGAAACCCAAAGAAACATTGATAATGTAAGATTTGAAAATGCTCAAAACACTTGTGCAATTACTACAAATGCAACAAATAATACACAGAAAATTTTAGATAAACTTTGTGATATGGAAAGAGGAGCACTTCAGACAGAAAATGCAAATCTTAGAACTGCTCTCGCACAGGCTAATGGACAGCTTAGCCAATTATCTCAAACAGCAAGTATTGTTTCTCAAATCGCACCAAGACCAATTCCTGCTATTATCACACAGAATCCAAATTATTGTTATTATGGCAATAATAGCGGATATTTCAACTAAACAAATTGTGCATAGATTGCACCAAAAGAGCGGAGCAATTCCGCTCTTTTTTGAAGGGAGAAAAAGACAATGACTTGTTATCGAAAATCTACATTAAATGCAATAAATACAACAGCACAAGCTTTGACTGCAAATAGTTTAGTAGCTTTCAATAGTGCTAATGTTACAGGTCAAAGCATTGCATTTACAGCAGGAACTACTCCAGCAGTATTACAAAAAGCAGGGCTTTATTTAGTAACAGTTAATGCAAATCTTTTAGGGACTGCTGCTGGACCTGTAACCTTACAATTATTAAATAATAACAATGCTATAGCAGGTGCTAGTGCTACAGTAACAACAGCAGACGCAACAGAATATACAGCAAGTATTACAACAGTAATTGAAGTCCCTTGCTCTTGCCCATGTACACCTACAGCAAATAACGTAAGCTTGCAATTACAGGTACAAACAACAGGTGTTACAGTAAACAGCGTAGATTTAGTAGCAGTGAAATTAGCATGAGGTGGTATCATGAAAATAAATTGTGAGAAAATCTATGAAGAACTTTTAGAAGATGATTATAAAAAAGAAGAAGTGATCGAGCTGTCTTGCAAAATGCTACGTATGCTTAAACATTTTGATGAAGGCACTTATAATCGTATTAGTTTAAAAATGCACGTATTGAAATACGGAAAACATTTTTGCGAAAACATGGCCAAAGAAGCTGTAGAATGTATGAAGCACTTTGAAGGTTCTTATGGTGAACATTGGAGCGTAGAACAAACTACAAATTTAGCAACACAAAATAATATAAATACAAATAAATGGGATTGGTATTATCTTTTAAATATGTTGTATTCAGATGCAGGCAATGTATTTAAAAATGATATACGAACTTATGTAGATTTTGCCAAAGCTGTATATCTCAATGATGTTGATGGTGAAGAAGGAAAAATCTTTGATGAATATATAGCAAAAAATTATATTATTTATTAAAAAAACTCTTGCTTTTTTTAGTGAGATTTTGGAAATTTAATACAGTAAGGTTAAAACCGCTACTAATAACTTAATATTGGTGGCGGTTATTTTATTTAGATAGGAGTGATACTATGTTAAACAATCAACTTGTACTGAAGTATGAAGCAGGTGGCAATCCTGCAACTGTAAGTACAGGAAGCGGAGATTTAGGCGGTAAATCTTATGGAAGATATCAGTTTTCCAGTGAAGCAGGAGTTGTTGAAAACTTTGTTGAATGGCTATGCAATTACCCTGAAGACTGCTATGCAAATTATGGTAGAGTCTTAAAAAATGCCTATCCAGTTAATTCAAGTGGATTTATAAATGAATGGAAATCTATCGGTACAATAGATGCCGAAGGTTTTGGCAAATTGCAAGACGAATATGCAGGCGATATGTACTATAATGCAGGCTATTTTAATTTATTAAATGGCGGATATGATATCACCAAACATAATGAAGCCATGAAAGCAGTATTATTCAGTCGTGCTATTCAATATGGCCCAGCAAATATGTGTGAACTTTGGACAGAAGCAGTAAGACTTATGGGACACCCAGAAATTAGCTGGGTAGATGATAAATGCTTTGATAGGGAAATGATTGAATGTATATATAATTTTCTGATCCAAGAATGTGATAATGCATATTTAACTTCTAAAGGTACTTATCATAGCCCTAAAGATTGGGCAAATGGTAGTTATGACGTAGTAAAAATAGGGCTTAGAAATCGTTTCATAAATGAAAAAGCTGATGCATTAAAACTACTTGAAGATGAGGGTTTTGAAAAAAATAAAAATATAAAATCTAGTAAAGCCTTACCAATAAAGGATTTTTAGATTTTAGCTTATTCAAAATACCAGGTATTTTTATAGTTGTATGCATGTAGTGTTTTGAAATTAGATTGCAGAATTTTTCCAGGATATTTTCTGCATGCAACGGTTAATTAATAAATAAAGTTTCAGTACACCTCCCATACTATTAAAAAGGAACGAAACGCAAA